AATGTTTTAGTGCGAGGAAGACTGGACTACGTAGACCAGAACCTTCAATTTCAGTTTGAACTGCTCGCTCAATTTTACTAAGACCCTCGTCAACAATCGCCTTCGATCCGGGCTGGCCGGTAAGCTCGTCGCGAGTGAAATCATCGACAACTAAGCGGAAGAACGGACTGTTAGGTGGTAGTAACGAGAGCAATAATTTTGAAGCTAGGTTATTAACACCTCTAGCGCCAATGCCTTGCCACGGTGTGTAGTAAATCGTGGACTTTGAATGTGCCTGTGGAGGCACAAGTGTAGGAATAGTCAGCTCGCTACATCTGCGAGCGCGATCCAAGAACGTAAGGCGGTCTGACTCTAAGGCTTCATAACGGGCTTCACAAGTCCGTTCGTTACCGTGCATGTCTATCCTTACATCGATGTCCCACCGCCGATACCAAGACCACTACCGCCAGCTCCTGCTGTTGAGGTAGAGCCTGTAATACCAAGGCCGGAGGTTCTATATTTCTTTGTGCCTACAGCACGCCTCTCCAAAGTTTCAGCCTGTCTAGGTGCAGAGGTCTGCGGAGTAGACTGCTCCAACACCGGAGGCGGTGCGGGAGGAGGCGGCGGTGGCGGTGGCGGGTCTGGGCTACTAAAGCACATCCTTTAAGTCTCCTAACATATTTTCTCGTTGTTGATCATAGACGAGCTTCAAGTGACGAACGACGCCAACTGCTCCTCTGTTCATCCAGATTTGACGTTCAGTTTCGTCCGGCTCTGGAGCCTTGTCGGGATAGAGCCGCTGGAGATAATCCAGCAGCCCATCCTCGATAAACGGTAGTTTCAATTCATCCATCTATACACCACACGAACCACCATGCCCGGTGATGTCGCAAATGTCGTGGGTCTGAACAGCTTCTTCAAACTCTTCTCCTAGCGCATCTTTTGCATCAGCGTAAGGAACAGCAGTAAGAGGCTGACCGCCACGAGAACCATCAGGATAGCAGGTAAAACCACGAAGACGGTGAGCATAGCGAGCAAGAGTATCAGCGAATCCCGAAACAGTGTCAGGGTTGTTGAGCTTGCTGCCCCAAGCCGGTAGATTGATTGTCGAGCTAATAGACTGATCGACATAATCCTGAATGTCAGCTTGGAATTTAATGCGTCGTTCATAGTCAGCAGCCAAGTCAAGAGCGCTCTCGATTTTGTTAGGATCAGCTCCATAAAGATCAATAAGCTCCTGTGCAGCGCTGTCTACAACCATCTGGTAGTGCCATTTAGTGCCTTTCAAATATCGCCTTTTATAAGCAACAGCAAAGATAGGCTCAATGCCAGTAGAAGTACCTGCGAGGATGCCAATAGTGCCGGTTGGTGCGATAGCACGAACAGCCACGGGACGATTAACACTAAGATTAGCAGCAAAATTGGTAGCTGTTTCATCGCTAACTCCTTTGTATATGGAAAGCCAACGATGAAGCTCAGGGGTAACTTCATATACGTCACCACGTTTGATGAGCCATTCGTGTACGCCCATCAATCCAAGACCAAGGCGGCGATTCTTTTCACGAACATCGTAGACTTTATCGTAAGGTAAATGTGCGCGTTTAGTACCGCACAGTAAGAACATAGTTGCTAGCTGAACCACGCTACGTAGCTCACTAACAGTATCGATGCGACCCAAGTTAAGCGAGCCAAGGTTACAGACGTCGCTATCGCAGGATGAGGTCACTTCGGTGCATGCGTTGCGTAGGGTTTCGTTCTCTTTTTCGAAGAAGTTGAAGCTAAATCCGGGTTCAGCAGTACGAAGAGCTTGCTCAACGTTCTGCTTAAACACTTCACCTACTTCGCCAGTGTTCCAATAATTGAGCAACCACTCGGTGTCGTAGTTTACAGAGATGTTAGTCATGTCCAACGGAGCAGGAAAATTGAAGTCCTGCTGTTTTACATCCCAGTATGTAGCGCCAGTCGTTCCAACAGGAAGCTTATCCCAATCTTTTGCAGACAAGAACTCCTGAACATCACCGTGCTTCCAGTTTAGAGAGGCATAGATAGCAGAGCGGCGTGAACCGCCCTGCATAACCCTTCGACCAATCTCATTGATCATATTCATTTTAGGTATTGTACCGGATGAAAGCCCTCCAGTACGTGACAAGACCTGTCCTTGTGGACGGTAGACTGAGTAGTCCACACCGATCCCACCACCTGTCATAAGACAAGACTCAGCTTTCCAACTTAGGTCAGCCCAGTCCTCACGAGTATCCTCTTCTGCTTTCAGGAGGTAGCAATTGTTGAAGAACTTAGCAGTCCGTCCCGCATAGTAGATGTAGCGTCCACCGGGGATGAACTTCATGTCCTGCATGTAGTTAGTAAGCTGCGCCTTGTCAGCCTTAGTCATGTCATTACCGCAGACATCTTCGACTAAGGTTCTACATAGGTCAGCCCACGTTTCTGCATTCTCGTGAGCGTATTTCTGTTTGAAGATTGTCTCGCTAAACGAAGAGCGAAACATAGGGTTTAAGTTTGATCGGAAGGTCATATGATCTCTTAGCGGTTGTCGCCGCTACCTTGGAGAGTACCTCTCTCTTGGCGGCTGCGAAGTTTATCTAGGTTTTGTTCAGCGACATCCGACAGGTTAGTGTGTAGATCGTCAGCTAGAACAGCGACGTACCAAAGCACGTCACCAAGTTCTTTGAGAGTAGCCTCTTTATCAAGAGTACCGTCTCTGATCATCTTCTTGACCTTGCCAAGCACTTCTCCAGCTTCGTTAGCTAAACCCATTGCTGGGTAAATGACGCAAGCGTTGACAGGATAAATAGCTGTTGACCTAGCTTCCTTTTGATATTCGTTCAGGTTCATGTTCCACCAGTGTTGCTTTGAGAATGCCGTAGAGAGAGTAAGCGAGATGAGGTGTAAGCTCGATATACTGACACTCTTCATCATCAGGATGCTCGTACTGAGATATAGTCAGTACAGAGTGCTTGTGACTAACGGTGACGTACATGTCATCGTGTTCTGCACTGTCTGACAGAACGTGATAAGTAGTGTCATCTTTTGTCTGTTCTACTGTGATCATTTTGTCAGGTCCACTTCACCTTCAAGCTGACGGATGCGAAACTCTATGTACCGCTGCGCTTTACGCAGGTCTTCTACACCATTCTTACTCTCTGCTCTCATACAATACTTGATGACGTTGCCCAACCAAAACTCACACTTGTTGCGCATGATGAAGTTGATCGGCTCGATAGGCCACTTGGTGTAATGAGATGGCTTAACAATAGGGTCAGGAAACTCAGACTCAACACGTTTTGCCAAAGCTTCTATAGTTGCATTGGCTTTTTTATCAAACAAGTCTAGCTGTCCATCGTATTCGGGGTTTTCGTTGTACAGGTGCATGTCATCCTCCTGTGCGCTACGAGCTTTCCACTTTGTAGGTGAGACAGGACATATCTCACACTGGCCGTCACATTCACCGGGATGCTTTACGCAGTAGTATTTGCTTCCCAAAGTTTTACCTCTTGTTTTTCTTCGTCCCAGTCTTCACACCGCAAGATGCGAGCTAGGCGTGCTTGTGTTAATGCGTCCACTTCAGTTAATCCCGCTTTAACGTAAGCATCAACAACTGAATCCCAGTAAGGAGTGATGCTGAGTATTTTTTCAGCTTTAACTGGACCAATGCCGGGACACCCTTTGTAGTTGTCAGCCACGTCTCCCGTTAGTATCTGGGTGTAAAACCACTTGTCAGCATCATCTAGGTAGATAACTGTCTGTCCAAGAGGAGTTAGATGCAGTCCGGGGATTTGGCGCAAGTCCTTATCCTCAGACCAGATCATGTACTCACCTTTACCGCACGTAGCAGTTATACCGATAACATCATCGGCTTCTAAGCTAGGAAGCGTCTTGATATGTTCAGCGTGTTGTTCAAACACTCGCTCACGTATAGATTTGAAGCCAAGCGGCTTGCGCTGAGTACGGTTACCTTTGTACTCAGGATACAGTGTCTTCCTGAAGTTAGCAGAGTCGGAGAAAGCGAGGAGGTAGCTATCTAAGTTAGCAAGTTCAAGCAACGTCCTTAGACTGTCGTTGAACGCCTCTATAGCCT